GGAAAAATCGTGCTTAACATGCTTTTAACTGAATTAGGTTTTTTTACAGAAGCAAATGGAGAACGTGAAAGACATTTAAATAATTTTGCAAAGTATTTTATTCGGGAACGGCTGGGAGTAAGGGAAGAAAAAGTTCTTACGGACTTCATTGCCCAAACCGCCGCTTCCGGAGGAGGAAATTAATATGAAGAAACCTGATGGAAAATCATTGTGTATACCACTGCAATGGTTTGCGGATGAGGGAGTAAACACAGACGGATCAGCGGATAACGGCGGCCAGCAAGCCGGTAACGCGGATTTACTTAACAATGCTTTCGGTATAAATACCGAAGCAGCTGGCGCGAAAGGCAGTGAACCTACGGTAAAACCTGAACAAGGGAAAAAAACCAATGGAGAGCCAGCCGGAAACGAAACAGTTAAAAATGAACTGGCTCCGTGGGCAAACCAATTGCCGCAGGAGTTACGCGACAATCCTGATATGGTTTCAAAGTTTGCTAAGTTTGGAAAACTAGGCGAACTTGCTAAGGCGTATCTCGAACTTGAAAGCAAAGCAGCCGGAGTTGTTATCCCGGGTAGAGACGCAACCCCCGAAGCGGTTGCGGAGTTCTGGGAAAAAGCAGGCAGGCCTAAGAATGCCAATGATTACAGTTTCGCAAAGGATAAAGACGCGGAAGGTTCAACCTTCGCAACCGCGGCATTTGCCGCGAATCTGACCGAAGCTCAGGCGGTATCGATGATGAAAAGCCTGAACGAAATCGGCGCGAAAAATCAGAAAGCGTATCAAGATCAGCTTAAACAAAAACATGCCGAAACTGTCTCCGCTCTTGAAAAAGAATACGGATCGCAATTCAAGGCAAATATGGAACATCTGACCCGTGGTTTATCCGCGGCAGGTCCGAACGTCGCAAAACTTCTTGCCAATGCGGGATTAACAGCAGAGCCGGAAATTATCAAAGCCTTCGTCAATTATGGAAAGATGACCGCTGAAAGCGGTTTCGCCAAAGGTGACGGAGCGGGAACCTCCTTAAAATCTATTGAAGACGGAGGCTCCTTATATAACAGTTAAGGAGAATTTCAATGGCTACATTGAATATGAATGATCAGATGACAGCGCTGGAACTCGCAAGAAGAGCCAACGCGCCTGATCCTTTTAACATTATCGAATTATTGCGCACGACAAACGAGTTTATGATCGATGCGCCGGCATTCGAGTGTAATAACGGAATCGTAAATATCGCCACACAGCGCAATATTAAAGCCATGGGTAAACACCGTATTTATAACAAAGGTGTCGGCAAGGTCGCTACGCAGACAACACCCATTCAGGATCGTATCGCAATGCTTGCGGAGTATTCCGAAGTAGACGCGGAGATGATTAAACATTCCGGAAATGAAAACGCCGCACGCATGAGCGAAGCGACAGACATAATTAAAGGAATGGGATTAACTCAGGCAGATACTATCGTCAACGGAGACGGAAGAAAAGCTGAAGAATTTGATGGGCTTCTGCGCAGAAGGAACAACATTGATGATGACAATGTTGTAAACGCGGAAGGCACCGGAAGCGAAACAACCAGTATCTATCTGTGCGCGTTCGGCCGCGATCTGCTTCACATGATTTATCCGAAAGGATCAAAGTCTGTGGGTATTACCAGAGAAGACCGCGGGCTTGTGGATGTTAAAGATGATGAAGAAAACGAATACCCTGCGTACAAGGATTATTTTTCCGCGCAGTACGGAATTACCGTTAAAGCTCCCGACGCTTTAATCCGCATCGTAAACATTCCTATTAAAACCATTACCGCAGCTGACCTTATCGATATTATTATCGATGCCAGCTACAAACTGGTTAAAGGCGCGACAACTTATGCCATGTATTCAAATGTCGATGTTTTGAAAAAAATCGACAAAGCTGCAAGGGATAAAGAAAACGTTGCGTATACCGCGCAAGACCCCTGGGGTAAACCGATCACCCATATCCGCGACCTTCGCTGCCGCCGTATGGATGCCATCACAAGCAAAGAGAGCGCTCTCGTTTAAGGAGGTAAATGAGTTATGAGTAATATTGCGTTTCATTATGACGCGTTTAACGACTTCGGAACCTTGAGCGCCGCGGGGGATTATCCGAATACTATCAACATGGGCGAGGCTTCAGCCGAGCGCATGACTGTCGATCTTAAGCTGCCTGAAGGCTCAATTACAAGTGCCGCGGGTATCACGCTTACGATCAAAGGCTGCGACAGTGAGAACGGCACCTATGTCCACATTGTTGCCAGCGGCGGTATCACGCCTGAGATGATCAACGACGGTTACGGACTTCCCATTCCGAAAACCAAGTTCAAGTATCTCAAAGCGGCTATCGGCGGAAACTTCGATGGTAAGATTCAGGCGATTATAAATTCTTACCTTGGTAAGTAGGCTGATATGGAACAAAAAAATTTATATGACGTTATTGCGACTGTTTTAAAAGAACAGGAGAAGTCTGTTAAAGCTTATTTTTCAGGTAATGATAAAGTTAAAGGAAACTTATTTGTTTATTTGTTTAAACAGGTATCAAAAAAATTTAACCATAACATTGATCTTGATCTTGTAAAAAAATCTTTGGAAGAAGCGTTAAAACAAATTCAACCAACGCCGGAAAGCCAACCTTCACAACAGCAGACACAGCCGCCAGCTGACTTGGTAACGAAAGCTTTCCGTTACCGTTGTAAATGCGATTGCACTTTCGGCGGCGATTACCACAGACAAGGTGATATCATTGTCTCCGATAAAAAACTGGAAGTTCCACACTTCGAGCCGGTGGAAAATAAAAAAGAATAACAGCCTCAGAGTCGCTGTTATTTTACCAGAATAGTTACATGAAAGAATTTTTTTAAGGAGGGGTAATGTGAAAAAGCTATTTTTTATATTACTTACGGCTTTTATCCTGGTCGGATTTGTTTCGGCGCAGAATGATGAAAGCGAAAATTACACAGCCGCAGAGTTTGTTATCGCTGCTGGATTGTCCGGAAACATCGCAGATGACTGCATTGTTAAACCGGATTCGGTTTTGATATCTAATTTGCTATTTGCAGAAAAGATTATCGATGTAGAAAAACTAATATCAATTAAATGGGATTTTAATGAAATTAATTATCCCGGTAGACAGGCGGTTATAGAAACTAAGGAGGCAGATGGCGCAAGCCATCACTCTGAATCTATAAACAACATCGTATAAATTAAATCTTACCTGATCGCCTTCGGGCGATCAGGTTTAATATTACAGGAGAAAAAGTATGGATATAAATCAAATATTTGATGGAAGTAATTCCAAAGTAGATCAAATTATTACAATTACAGAACGAATAACAAAAATTGATAATGCGATTAATTGTATCAAATATGATAACGAGCTATTCACAGAAGTACCGGAAGTAGTTAAGACATTAGCCGCGGCAAGAGACTCTGCTATCGCGGAGTTGAAAACTATATGAACATGAATAAAGATATCGTTAACCGCGCGCTTTACGCTACAGGTCAAAGTTCGCTTACGGATTCTGATATCGAAAATAAAAACGCGAATTACGAATTATGTAAATCGTTCTACCTTGCTACATTTCTTGAGGCGTTATCTGAAGTTGAATGGGTCGGCGGAAGAAAACGCGATAAACTTGTACGTACAGGAAGACCGGTATTGCGTAACCGCAATTACAGATTTGCTTACGATATGCCCTTCGATTGCGCGAAACCGATTGAATTACAGGATAACGAGTTCTTTATCGTAGAAGACAGGCTTATCTTTACCGATGTTCCCAAAGCTCAATTACAATATGTTTCTAACGGTAAAGTTCTGCGGCTGATATCGGTCGTTACAATGATGCCTGGCTATCTGCCTGAAATGGAATATCTTTCCGCAGGACCTCCGGGAACTGTTCCTGAAGTAACGTTATACCCCGGAAGTATTGAGTACATCGATGATGTACTGCCGGAAGACCCCCAGATTAATGAAGATTATCCCGATTATATCGAACTTGATTATGAACATAAGTTTTACGAATATATCGAAAAAAATCTTGCCGCGAAGTTCGCTATGAAAGCTTCTGATCAGCCGCGGTTGCATTCGCAGCTTCTGCAGGAAGCTATGATGATTAAAATGGAAGCCGTCGATGCCAGCAGGTCTTCAAGAGCCGCGAAGATTAAAGAAGATTCCTGGTGGTCTAAGGAATTGGGGTTATAATGTTAATAACTAATTTTTCTGCAGGCGAGCTCTCTCAAACTTTATTCGGCCGTACCGATATTCCTCAGTATTACAGCGGCGCTTCCCTGCTTGAGAACTTTGACGTCATCCCTACAGGCGGGATTAAAAGGCGTAACGGTACAGAATTTTTAAGGCAGCTTAATGAAAGTGACGGGAGAATAATTCCTTTTATCGTAAACCGGGAACTGAGTTTTTTATTATACCTGACACCGAATAAAATAACAATTATAAAGAAAATTGAAAATGAAAATAACCGCACAATTGAAATATCAAGTACTTATGAAAGCAGCGCGAATTTACAATTATATAAAAATTTATCCGAGATAACCGAAGTACAGCATGCGCAGAATTTTGATACCATGATTTTATGTCATGAAAATTATCCGCCTCTGGAAGTTAAATTAATTGAAAATACTATTTTAATTATGAAGCTTGAAATTGATTTTAATATAACAATAATTGCCGGGAAAAATATAACATCACAGGAAATTGCTAATAATGAAGAATCAGATGTAAAATATTCAGAAAAAGGCATATTAAAAACAGAAGGAAATTATCCTTCAACTGTTAGCTTTTTTCACGAAAGAATAATCTTTGCTTGTACAAAAAATAATAAACAAAGTATTTTTGCAAGTTCAATAAAGCAACCGGGTAAGAATTATAATTTTTCAACATATAAAATATTTTTAACAGAAAAAAGGGAGTATAGCACATTATTTGGAAAAATTAATTTAAATGATACAAGCATTGTTGAAACGGAATCTGAATATATAATTAACAGTTTTATTAAACCACCGGAAGAATATTATGTGGATTCTCAATTATACAATCCCAGCACAAAAATCGAATATATTAATTTTAATACTGTTAAATTTTCTGAAGGATTAAGAACACCTGGATTAATTATTGATATCGAAAATATTAGACAATTGTTGCAAAATAAAATTGATTTATCAATATCTCTTGATAATAATCCTTCCAAAATAAATATTTATAACAGACATTGGAGAGTAATTGCTTATAGTCATAATCCACCTAACAGTATTCAATATAGAAGAGAGAAAAAAACTTTTATTGATTGTTATATTAAGGCAAATTCTATAAAATTAACACTTACAGGAGAAGAATATAGTCAAAATAATATAGGTTTTGGCTCTACTGTAAATTGGTCTGGTTGGCGAAATCTTGAACCAATATCCAGAGATATGGACTTACCGTATAATGCTGCTGATTTATTATTTAATAATAATACACACTTTAATGATAAATTGTTAAACTTTTTTAATAATTTAATAAAAACTGATCGAAATTCATTTAAACCACCGCATCATGAATCCGCATCAATTTCGCCCTTTGATATTATAAATGAATATGAAAATGAAAAACTAAACTGTATAGATTCATTATATACAAACATAATGAATACAATGCGTTTCGAACTTGATACACCTTATGGTATTGAGTATTTTAATAACTTTCCTATTGAAAATTTAGCTGATGTATTAGCTAGAATTGTAAATACAGATAAAACATATATAGCGATATATACAAAAGAAATTTTAAAAGACTCCTACCCTACTCCCGACTGCGGTTTTACTTTCGAAATAGCTTCCGATATGAACGACGCCATCCAATGGCTTGCTGTAAATAAAGGTCTTATCATCGGTACCGAAACAAGCGAATGGATTATTCCCCCGGGTGTCCACGCTACTAATGTTTATGCCTCAATGAACTCCAGGCACGGAAGCGATAAATTACAAGGTACTGCCGTGGGCGATGCCACATGTTTTTTCCAGTCAGGTAAAAAAGCGCTGGTCGAATATCATATACCTCAGCAAGATACTCTGTTTCGTGCCAATAACATGGCGATGCTGTCTGAAAATATGCTCCGCGAATCTCCTGCTAAAGAGTTCGATTATTTATCATCACCCTATACAAAACTTTTTATAACCCGCGAAAACGGTACCGCTATTACGCTCCTTTACGAACGAAGCACAGGAACGTTCGCATGGGGAAGATTTACCACAAACGGAGAAATTATCAGCGCTGCTGTCATTCCGGGTTTCGACGGTTACGATGAATTATTTTTAATCGTTAAACGCGGCTCTAATTTTTTCCTCGAAGTTCTGCGGGAAGCTGATGAAACGTACCTTGATTGTCATAAAAAATATGAAGATGACAGAACCGGTTTTTCAGACGATGCTGTAATTCATGACGGTTTTATCGGATATAATTACTCAAGCCGCATGAGAAGTATGCCGGTTCTTGCTAATAATAAAATGAAACCTAATAATATTAAAAATATTATTTTCCGTTTCCTTGACAGTTTTATGCCTAAAATAAAATCACTGCCGAATGACGTTATTAATACTATTTCCAAAGAAGAACCGTATACAGGGGTGCATAAAATTTTGTTCCCGGGCAGCTGGGACACGGATGTCATGTTTGAACTGATTCATGATAAACCTACAAATTGTAAAATTTTAGCGATTAGCGCGGAGGTTAATTAATATGTGGTGGATGGCTTTAATCGGAGCTGCTGCTGGCCAGGCTTCGTATTTTAT